TTGGTTCCTATGTATATCGCTCCCCAACGTACAGGATGATTTTCAGGACCGAATTGGTCTACCTCATCTTCTTTGTATGCTACATTCTTTGTGGGCATTCTGGTTTCGTCTAATGCAAATCCACATTTCTGACCATATAGCTCAAGACCTTCTCTTAGTACATCGGGCCAATCTTCAGGTATGGCTGAGATATCTAGATCGGGGTCGGTTACAACGTAATCTTCCTTTTCCCAATATCGTCCGTCCATCTTCCAAAAGGCCCTAAATCCTAGATTTTCTTTAAGCTTGATTATATCATAAGGAGTCTTGGAATACCACTCTAATAACGGCTCATACGTACTATTATTATCAATAATGATAGGATCGTGGCCTTGGCTAGCCAACACATCGGCCATTGCCGAAGGCCACGTCACTAGGTTTCTATTGTTAATATAAACTCTCATCTACTTCCTTTCTTATGCGGGCTGATCCGTTAGGGTGCCCTGTAGTCCAGAAGGCCCCCCACCGTAGCCCGGCAACTGTAGACCCATATCTGGGGACGCTGCTAGCTGTCCTGACGTTGGTACGCCGCCTACGTCCTTCCCGCTTACCTGCCCTTCCTGCCCTAGAATCTGCTGTAGGATCGGCTGCATAGCGGGTTGCTGTGCCATGATTTCGTTCACGTTTTTGATTTCGAATTCCCTAAAGATTTCTCGCATGAAGTTGACCATGTTAACCGCGCCAGCAAGTTGTGGGTTTCCGGCAACGTACTGAAGGAGTAGCCCAAGATTCTGTTGACGTACTCCACGGGACAACGCTGAGGTTGCTCCCTGTGCCCTAGCTGCATAGTTAGCATTCAAGTCTCCCGGCGCAAGTTCTTCTCTAGTAGATTGAATTGGGAATCCAGTTACAGGGTCCGTCTGAGCGTTATCTCCAAGAATTAATACTTCCTTCGGTAGTTCAAGAAACTGCTTATCAAGGGCAACAATCATGTTCCCCAATGGTTCAAGATATGCTTCCTCGTAGATGCGCGATTCCAGCAACAGTCTTGTACCAGCCGCTTCAGTTCTGCCAACGAATTCACGGGCTGTCTGTCTATCCGGTCCCGGCATTCCTTGCACAGCATCCTCGACCATTCCTGATCCCATCTGTGCATAACGGCGCATTTCCTCGGCCTTCTTTTCGCCAATAAAAATACCCTGTGTATTGACCTGCATGGGATAAACTGCGTCCGCAGGATTTCCTTCAACTCCGATCCAACGTCCCGGACGGCTGAATAGGTTCTTCGTGTTGATCCCCTTGTTCTTATTGTAGAACCACATAGGATCAATAGAGATGTCAGCCGCATCAAGAGTCTGATTGATGTAACGGTTAGCTGCTAACTGTAGCTTTTCGCAGATTTCGGCCTTTCCGGGTGCATCGAAATAGTGCGGATCGGGCATTGGAGAATATGCCACGAATGGTTTGCGACCATGCCAGAAGGGGTTGGCTTTATTACGTAGTAGATAACGTCTGTTGGCGACAGTGATAACTCTCTTGAGCACCCCATCGTCAGATAGTTCTGAAGGAACGGTTCCCCAATACTCCAATAGTTCAATAGGTCTACTGTACTTATCCTGCCATCTTGCTTCTTCATCACTCATCCCCGTTCTAACCTGAAAACGCTTCATTAGCGCAGAGTCCTGCGCTCCCTGAGCACCTACCCCACCTTCGCGTTCAAGTCTACTAAGTTCTGCCTTATCAAACATTCCAGCCGATGCTAGTGCTCGTACCTCGTCTATATCAAGGTATAGACGGCGGATAACCCACGGCATCTTGTTAATGTCTTTCACGCCCGGAGAAGGGAAGAAGTCAAGACGATCTACGTTTTCCCAATTAGGACCGTCGAACGTAACTACCTTTCCTTTGTGGATGCTTCTCGCCATAGTTCCTGATAGTGGAAGACGGGCAACATCCTCAATGATGCGTTCTTCTTCAATGAAGTCCCACATGACCTGAGAGATGGCTACTCCGTAAAGGTCAGCAGTAACGAAGGTAGTTAGCTCCTTCATAAATGCATCTGCATCCTTCATCTGGGCAGATACAAGTGCCTCACGCTTACGGGCAATAGGCATGTCATCAGGACCGTAGCCAGCAAAGTTTAATACCGGCCATGCATTGAACGATGTAGCAACCTTACGAGCAGCGTCAGCCATGATAGATGAGAAGATAATAGGAATATGTACGTTGTTCTTGTGTGGATGATATCTACCCGTGTATACCCCACGCCATAAATCATAATAGCGTGGAAGACGCTGACGAATACCATCATGGAATGTTTCGGAGTATTTCATCCTATCCGATACCATATTGATGATTTGATCGCGTCTTCCTTCAGTCGTTGTTGCTCGTTCGATTAAATACCCGCCCATTAATCCATCCGTAATTCACTCGGTAATTCAAGTGGTAGAAAAGACCCGTCTAATGCGATAACGCCACCATGACGCGCCACATGTTTGAATATGTTATGCGTTAAAGTAACGTCATCCATACAGTATTGGAATAGTTCCGCAAATCTTCCTTCATTAGCCAACGCAGGGGCGTGCATACCGTCACCAGACTTACCCACACCAATCGTTCTGCGCCCTACTTCATCTAGTGTATTTCCCTTTACTCGCTGGTTTCGTCGGCGTAATTCGCGCCAAATCAACTGTAAGAGATCAATATGTTCCTTTAATACTAATCGTCTATCTAGAATACCCTCTATTGGCTTAACGTCAAACTCAGCGGAGTTAAATCCAATAACGTAATCTGCCGATTCAAGGTGCTTCGCACACGCTTCAAGAGTCTTATCATCGTAGAGATAGGGTTTTTCCTCAAGCGAATCCCATACAACAATAGCGGACAAACCACCTTCCCCTCCCTTTAAAGCGTCCCAACCACATTCATTACGTGAATGATAGCATGGCTTGAACTCACACCCTAAATCCTGAGCTAGCTTTCGTGTTTCTACGTCGAATACTACATAATGTGGCATCATAAGTGTCTTTCTATTCGCGGTATGGTAGCCACGGTTCTTCGTTAAGGCCGATAGGATAGTGCTGTTCGTCGTATATATCGCGCAATTGTTCGTCGGAAATACGAGAACTAAACGCCTTCAACCCATCGTCGCCGGGCTGGATAATCATTTGCCCTGCATCATTCTGATTTGGTCCGCTTGGTCTAGTCCAGATTTCCTCATCCCATACGTCAGCAAGCGCGTCTGAGCGGTCATCGAAAGCGGCCTTACCAATGTGAAGCATTTCGTATACAGTTTCTAATATACCCGGTGTTTCTCTGTTAGGTTGACCATCGTAATAGTCAACTAATAATCGAATATAACCCTCGGCCCAATAACCAGCACTAGTCTTGATACGTTGAATCTTCTTCGTACCCTGCCTAGTTTTCTGAATAATCTCAGAGCCTCGGACGTTTGCGCCTGCGAGGGCCTGTTCCATTAGGAGTCGCCAAGAACCTGCCTTGCCTCCGGGTTCTTTTTCATCTGTGATTGCTCTAACTCGTATCCCAAGCCGTTTAAGTCTAATAACCTCGTTAACCAGTTCGGTATTAAATTGGTCAACACGCCATGCGGGAGAAGATAGTACGCGGTCCAAATACACGATGCCGTTATCACGTAAATCATGTAGTACAACAGCAATAACAGAATTATCCCCGCTTGAAGTACGATCTTCACTAAAGGCCGTATCAACGTGGATAGTAGCGTACTTAATTGGAATCTTGCCATTTAAACGTCCAGTCTCTTTATCGAACATTAAGTCCCTATCTAAGTATAGCTGTTCTACCTGTTCCTTAGTTAAGGGCATATGCTCTCCTGTTGATGGATCATTCTGAATCTGTGAGGCGTATTCATCGGGTTTACGGTCTTCATAGTCCGCTAGTTCTTCGTCGGACCAAACTTCAGGTAATACAGGGCGACCACGCGGATACTCAACGGTATCTCTCGTATCTCGTCCCTGTAAAAAATAGACGTACCATTGTCCCTTCTTCGGGTCAACTTTGATTCGCCCATCAATCGGCGGCATTCCTGCCCACTCGATTACCTTTCCCTGATTTTCCTTTCCCGGCTCAAGTGCTTTGCCCGCAGGATCACCGTCAGAATATCGGGTCATAACTAGTCCGATGAATCCGTCCGTTCGTGCGGCGGGGAACGTCGCCTCAAATGCCTTATTAACAGACTTAAGCCAAAGATCACTAAGCTTGTTTGCAGAAATAGGATCGTCCCACCAGACTTGTAGAGGGTGATAGCCGGTAATACCAGTATCAACACCGAAAGTGCCATAAGACGGCTCAGTAAGGGCTGTACTGCGTCTGTAGCCATGAACAACCTGCTCTTTCTTCCACTCACGGTCGTTGTCGTACCAATTACCATAGAGCCATGTAAACCAAGACGTAGGGTTTCTTCCCTGCATTACTTCCTTGATCGGCCCCAAGAATTCCTGCGCCTTCGTGTGGACTTCGGAACCAATGACCGTTGTCATGTTTGGTTCGTCAAGATGGCTCCAAAGTGAGGCTGCTTTGGTTGAGGTTACGGTTTTACCGAAACCTCGGGGGATGATAACGG